CACGTGGTTGGTTTATCTATCCAACCCTGCGCGCCGAACAACCTCACATCATAAATCAGTGGGAAAATGCTTTCAGTCGAATTCTAAAGGAGTGGTGAAATGGCTATAGGCGGTTCACGTACTCTCAAACTCACCATTCTTGGTGACGTTGACAATCTTAGAAAATCCCTTAACCAAGCAGACAACGACGTTCAAAAATCGTCTAGCGGTTTGGGAGATTTCTCCAAGAAGGCAGGTTTGGCGTTTGCCGCTGCTGCCGCTGCTGCTGCCGTTTATGCGGGCAAATTACTCATTGACGGCGTTAAGGCTGCCATTGCAGACGAAGCAGCCCAGGATAAATTAGCCCAAACACTTAAAAACGTTACTGGTGCAACTAACGCGCAGATCAAGGCAACTGAGGATTACATAACACAAACCTCACTGGCTAACGGAATTACGGACGACGTTTTGCGTCCCTCGCTAGATCGGTTAGTGAGAAGTACGAAAAACGTCACCGAAGCACAAAATTTGCAACAACTTGCGTTGGACATTTCTGCGGGTACAGGCAAGGACTTAGCCCTGGTTTCGGAAGCCTTAGCAAAAGCACATGACGGCAATTTCACCGCGTTGAAAAAACTTGGCGGTGGCATTGACGAAAGCATTTTAAAAACAAAAGACTTCGACGCAGCTACTGCCGCACTAGCACAAACGTTTGAAGGACAGGCGTCAGCCCAAGCAGACACATTTGAAGGCAAACTAAAACGATTAAACGTTGCATTTGACGAAGCAAAAGAAACGGTCGGATCGTACATTCTTGACGCCATTACACCGTTGATTACTGCGTTTGTTGATAAAGGAATCCCGGCAATTGAAAAGTTGTCAGAAAAAATAGGCGAAACACTTGGTCCAGTATTTGAGGATTTGTTTGTGTTTGTTCGCGACGAATTATTGCCAATCTTGATGAAGTGGTGGAAGTTTCTTTATGAGGAAGTAGTCCCGCTAATCGTTTCAATTGTAAAACCAGTTTTTGAAAAAATAGTGGAAACATTTAAAAAGATTAAAAAAACCATTGACGACAATTCTGAATCATTGCAACCATTCTATGACGCTATGGAAAAACTTTGGAAGTTTATCAAAACTTATTGGGGTCCTTACATGGAGACTGTTTTGACCGCAATTATTGTTGCGCTTGGTGTTGCCATTATTGTCGTTGTTGAAGCGTTTGTTTTGTGGATCGAAAACGTTGAAAGAGTCTATAAAGCAATGGAAAAACTTGTAAGGTTCTTAGGTTCAAACCCAATTCTCAAAAATTTACTTGGACCATTGGGCAGTAGGATTTTGATAAATCAACAGGATAACCCTTACAACGACAATTTTGCCTATGGTGGCGGCAGGGCGGTCGGCGGTTCAGTAATGGGTGGAACGTCGTACATGGTCGGCGAACGTGGTCCCGAATTATTTACGCCGTCAGGTAGTGGCAGGATTACGCCAAACAACGGCATGGGTGGCACAACAATCAACATCACGGTCAACGGCGCGATAGACCGCGAAGGCACTGCCCGATCTATTATTGACGTTTTAAACAACAGTTTCTATCGCGGTACAGGTGGCGCAAATAACCTGCAATTCACATGACCCAATGGAGTCCAATTTGGAAAGTTGAAATTGACGGCGTTGCTTACACGACGGCGGTTTTGGCAAACCTTTCCATTTCAAGCGGACGAACAAACATTTATGAACAAGCCCAGGCAGGGTACGTCAACATTCAGCTGCTGGACGTTTCACAAACCACGATCCCAGTTTCGATTAACTCGACAATTGGCGTTTCAATCAAAGACACGTCAGGCGCATACGTTGCCATTTTTGGCGGTAATGTCGTGGACATTGGTTTAGAAGTCCTTGACGTTGGTTCAACGGCGTTCACGCAAACCTATTCAATCACCGCATTGGGCGCATTGGCACGTTTGCCAAAAGCATTGACTAACGGCGTACTTTCAAAAGATTTTGACGGCGATCAGATTTACACCATACTGCGCGCAGTTTTGTTAAACACTTGGGCTGAGGTTGCAGGTGCAGTCACTTGGGGAACATACACACCAGCAACAACAACGTGGGCAAATGCTGAAAACAATGGACTTGGTGAGATAGATCAACCAGGGGATTACGAATTGGCAGCAAGATCAAGCGACCGAACAGACATTTATTCATTGGTTTCAGCCCTAGCAACCTCAGGGTTGGGATACATTTATGAGGACGCACAAGGACGCATTTCTTACGCAGACGCTTCACACCGCACGGAATACCTTGCAGCAAATGGTTACGTGCAACTTACGGCAAATCAAGCCCGCGCAGCTGGTTTGCGTACTGAAACGCGCGCAGGTGACGTTCGCAATAGCGTCACAATCAAATACGGCGCAACCAGCAGTTCTGAAAAATCAGCCAGCGACGCCGATTCAATAAATACTTACGGAACGCTTGCGCAGATCATCACGACGACGTTGCACAATTCAGCCGACGCAACTTCACAAGCAAATTTCTATTTAGACTTACGTAAAGACCCACAAGCAAATTTCAATCAAATCACATTTGACCTGACAAACCCTGAAATGGACAACGCTGACCGTGACGATTTACTAGGCGTTTTTATGGGACAACCAGTGGCAATCAACGATTTACCCCTAAACATGGGTTCAATTTTTCAGGGTTTTGTAGAAGGCTGGTCGTTCAAGGCTTCCTATAACCAACTTTCCATTTCGCTAATTTTGTCCCCAACCGCCTATTCATTGCAATCGTTGGACTGGGGCGAAATTGCCAACACTTACATTTGGTCGGGCGTGTCGCCAACGCTTGACTGGCAACGTGCCACAATTATCACTTAATAAGGAGAAAACATGACAAATCCAACAACACCGTTTTCGTGGCAAATGCCGACTTCGACTGATTTAGTCACGGACTTGCCCGCAGATTTTGAAGTTTTTGGACAAGCCGTTGCGACTTCAATGGCTGATCTATTGGGTGGCACGACTGGTCAGATTCTTTCCAAAGCGTCAAACACCGACATGGATTTTACATGGGTAACAAGTGACGACGCAAACGCAATTCAAAATGCAATTGTTGACGCTAAAGGTGATCTCATTGCAGCTACTGCAGCCGATACACCTGCACGCTTAGCAGTGGGAACAAATGGACAATTACTTTCAGCCGATTCAACCGCTGCAACTGGGCTTGCTTGGTCTTATGGTGGAAAACTTACCAGTTACACACCAACCTGGGGCGTGGTTTCTGGTACAGCACCAGCATTGGGAAACGGCACTTTGACTGGTGCTTACACTAGAGTCGGTGATCTAGTTTATTTCCGTGTTCAATTAGAAATTGGTTCAACAACAACAACTGGCGTCGGTAGTTATACCTTTACTTTACCTTTTGCAATGACTGGTGCGTCTAACGGAATTGCTGGGAACGGTGCTAGTTTGGACGCTGGTGTTGCGTGGTACGTTGGATACACACCTTTTACCGTTCAAAATGGATTCACAGATAAGTTCACATTACACAACGCTGCAAATGTCGCAATGAGTAATACGTCTCCATACACTATCGGTAGTGGTGACATAGTTTATGCTTGGGGGGTTTATTATGTTTGATTTTAATCCATTATTTCCAGAGGCAACAGATTCGCAAAAATGGGATCAAATTAGGTTATGGCGTAATGCACAACTTATTGCTTCAGACTGGACAATGCACACAGACGCGCCAACTGACAAAGTAAAGTGGGCAACTTATCGCCAAGCATTGCGCGATCTTCCTGCACAGGGTGGTAAAGCCGACGACGCAGAATTTCCAATCGCGCCATGACTTACCCAGCCAACACAAATGCACGGATGATTGAAGTCGCAGCAGCTGAAGTCGGTACAATTGAGGAAGGCGACAACCTTACAAAGTACGGCAAATTTACAAAGGCTGACGGTTTGCCCTGGTGTGGATCATTTGTCAATTGGTGTGCAGCACAAGCAGGTGTCAAAATTCATTCTGTTGTTGGCACTGCAATAGGTGCGCATAAATTTAAGGAAATCAACCGCTGGTCAAACATTCCGCAATTGGGATACATAGCCTTCATGGACTTTCCGCACGACGGCGTTGACCGCATTTCACACGTTGGAATTGTTGTTGGCTTAATTGACGACAAGCAATGCCTAACGATCGAAGGCAACACCAGCGGGACAGGCGACCAACGCAATGGCGGCATGGTCATGGTCAAGGTGCGAAAGATCGGAACTGAAATTGTTGGGTTTGGAATTCCAAAGTTTGCCCCATACAAGGGTGAATTTCCAACAATCGAAATGCCAAAATCGGGAGACAAACCGACAAAGGAGAAAACAAAAAAATGGACAAAGCCAAAGC